GTTCCTGCTCCATATTATGAAAATATAACAACTTTTTAGGATAGTAAATGGCCATAGGTGATACAGTTACAGCAGACCGGTTTAATAACCTTCAGACACGTATCACAAGAATTTTAGGTTTTGGTGGCGGAGACTTTGGTTATAAACAAGGTTATAGCGAATCAACAGGAAATTATGGACCAGCAGAAACTAGCTCACAAGTATCAACAGATCCTCTAAGTAATAGGAACATTGCAACGGCAGCTGATATAAATGAGCTATATATTGATTTGTTAAGAGCTCGAATCCATCAAATTGGTTTAGATAATAATGAAATAACTGACATTATTAAAAACACTCGCATAATAAAAGATAGTAATATTATTGCAGATGGAGAAAGTTTCTTTGTAGACAATGCTGGAATTGAAACAATTGACCCAGAAGGGTTTGCAAAAGGTTTTGCAGACTTTGAATTACTAATGGATAATATTGAAGTTGATAAATTTGTGTGTCATTCTACACAAGGTGTAGCAGAAACTGGTGAATTAATTAACACAGGACAACCTTCGATGTCTCAACGAACTGACGGCTGGAATACAAAGATTGAATTTGTTGTAAAGGCTGTATTTGACGATTTTGATCATCGACGTGCATTTTTTAACAGTGGCGGCGAAATACGAATGGAAGCAGATCTAAATCTACCTGAAGGAGCAAAAGCTGCTGATTGGACTAATTTATTAAATTCTTCAGGCATTATTAAATTTGGATATAATGAAACGATAGGAACTGCACAAGGAATAGTTTATCCTGTAGGAAACAATGATTTAACTTTATTAGATTACCAATTATTATTTTCTAAATCAAGCTCAGGTATTACCCTTGGAGGAATTTATGCAGCAAACACTTTTACAATAAGTGCAAAATTACTTAGCGATAGAATTATTGAATTTAAATACGAGTTTGATGATGCAGATAGCTCAGGCGAAATTGATGATCTAGTTGTAGGTGACATGTCAGCGACAATCGGACATTTTAGAGCTAAGGGTGTTTTTGATGACGCAGAAGATAATATATTTAATGTAGAAGTACCGCCACCACTATATGAAATAGTTACTGAACTATATGAGGGAGTGTAAATGCCCACAACAATAAAAATTACTGCTGCTAATTATAACAGTTTACAAGATCAAATATCTGCTATATTAACAACCAGCCTCGCCGGATCACCCCAAACAGGTTGGGGGCAAAGTAGTAATAGTGACACACACGAACCAACTGCTCCGCAATCAACATTGATTACAGCACAGCAGTACGAGGATCTTTATATTGATGTAGTTAGAGCAAGAGTACACCAAATAGGCGCAGCAAATTTTACAATAGAAGACTTTGTTACAGGTGACTATGTAACAAACACTACTGATACAGATTTAGTAGAGCATCTTTATTATACTAATTTACAATCTCTCATTACTACTATAGAAACGGATAAATTTGTTGTTCATACTTCTCAAGTAGAGGAAGTTGCCTATGATGCTAATCAACGCACTACAGGGTGGAACGTAAAGGTAGTGCATGAATTTAGTCTAACTTGGGCAAGCGCAGAACACAGGCGACATTATTTTAATGCAGGCGGGTTAATCCGTTTATACACTGATCTAGCAGGTAATTCAACGGCAAAAGGCACAGACTGGGCAAATGCACTTGATTATGGAACATTAAATTTTAGTCACGATGAAACTTATACACTCGACGGCGCAAATAAAACAGTATCAAGTTCGTTAGGAAATTATAACGGTTTAACAAGCTCATATCAGATAATTTTATCTCGTAGTCCTGTAGCTTATACACCAAACATTTACACAGTTGAGGTAAAAGAAGTAAGCGATTCTCGTTTAGATTTTAGAATTACATATGACGATGTAAATAACTCTGCACTAACACCGGCTGATGCAAATGATGGATTTCCAGATGTTGATGAACCAGTTACAGGTACATTAACAAGCCAAGTCGAAGCTGTTAAACCCTGGGGTACAGTTACTATTGATAGCGTAGCATACGACACAGTAAAAGTAGACGAACCGACGTATGCTGTAATAACAAATTTATCATCAGGTACTTGACACACTCTTAATTTTATGTTATAATAAGTTAAACTAGGAGTATTCTATGGACGAGCGATTATCACAAGCACTTGAGTTTTCAAACTATATTACAACAATTAACAATCAAAAAAGAATGATTAAGGAAACCTATTTCCAGTCGTTATTATATTTTGTGCAAGGTGGACAATTTACTATCACAAAAGAACTTATTACATTTGTAACGTTACTTGTTGAAAAGGGCAATATTGAAAATATTATTCTAGTCGACGACAATGATATACCGATTCAAATCGATGATCTAGAATTATTTTTAGAACAAGTACTTTCAAAATATTTTGAAACAGCAAACAACTATCATCAAAAATATACCGAACTGGCAAAAAATAGAGATATTGGATCTTTAGTAAACAATGACTAACGGAGTAGTATTAATTGCAAATAATAACGGTGCTGTTGATTATGTCAAACAAGCAATATATTGCGCAAAACGCATAGGAAAATATCTAAAACTACCAGTGACACTGATAACAGATAGTCACGATTATGCAGTAGAAACATCAAATAATGTATTTGATAAAATAATTTCTACTGATTATAAAGTATCTAATAACAATAAAATATATTATGATGGCGCAATGGCGCATAAGATATTAATGTTTAAAAATCATAGTCGAACTGTTGCTTACTATAATACACCATATGATCAAACTATATTAATGGATACTGACTATCTAGTTTCTAGTGATATTCTTAACAACTGTTTTAGTATGTCATCAGATTTAATGATGTATAAAGATAGCTACGATATTTCTAATGTAAGAGATGTTAGTGAGTTTGAGTATATAAGTGATAAAAGTGTTGACTTTTATTGGGCCACTGTAGTGTACTTTAAAAAGTCTAAAAAGAACGACATCTACTTTAATCTTATTGATCACATAGAAGAAAATTGGAAATACTATCAAAACATGTATGACATAAATTCAACTTTATTTAGAAATGATTTTGCATTTAGTATTGCATTACATATTATGAATGGGTTTACTAGTAATAATCAAGTGTCTATACAGCTTCCAGGTAAACATTACTATACAATTGATAAAGATATATTGTGGAATGTTAAAGATAATAATATGACATTCTTAGTACATAAGAAACAATTTGACGGTCAGTATACTTTATTGAGTACTACCGGATTAGATGTACACGTAATGAATAAATTTAGTTTAGAGAGAATTATTAATAATGAGTAAAGGATATGTTATTGTAGCACAAAACAATATAGACTATAATTATCGAATCTCTCCTGATCACAGTCTTCAGCCTCAATATAGCGGTATACATGTCGATGTATGGTATAAAGAATTACCATACATAAAAGGACAGCATATCTATAATAATAGGTCTGTATATAAAGTTAAAACAACTAGCAAGCCAAACACAAATTTTGAAGAATTAGATTTACAATTAATCGTAAAGAATGTTAGACTGATTAATGACGAAAATACTCAATTAGAGTACCACCGTGCTCATAAAAATGATCTAGTATTGTCAAATAATAAACTTTATACAGTTAAACAACAAGACAATAAAATTCCGTACGAATTAACTTCGATTTATAAAGGTATACATGTTAACGTTTACTATGATAATCTAGAGTATGTTACAGATCAACATGTGCTAAAAGATAATATCGTTTATAAAATGACATGTGATAGTAAAGATATAAACAAATCAACAGCTGAAATAATTGTGACAGACATAAAATTATATGAAGATGCAAATAAATCATTATGGTTCGAAGATGCAAAAGCAGGCGATAAAGTTTTATATTACAATCATTTATTTCAACTAGAACCTGTAGTATTTGATGATTATATAAAGCAAGCATGTTACTTAGCAGCAAGTCTACATAAATTTAATGCTAATGCAAAAATATCTGTAATAACTAACGACATAATACCAGAAGAGTATAGAAAGTTATTTGATCATATTATTCCTATACCATACGGCGATGCTGCTGCAAATTCTATATGGAAGGTAGAAAATCGTTGGAAAGTATATCATAGCACTCCGTATGACGAAACAGTAGTATTTGATACTGACATGTTTATACTACAGGATATTTCATCTTGGTGGGACTATTTTAGCAATTATGAATTATATTTTACTACCCAGGTAAAAACATATAGAGATAAATTGGTTACTAGCGATGCGTACCGTAAAACATTTGTGGCTAATAATTTACCTAATATATATACAGGTATGTACTATTTTAAAAAATGCAAACTAACAGATGATTTCTTTGATATGCTAGAGTTAATATGTAAGGATTGGAAAATATTTTATGAGAGATTTCTACCAAAAGACACTCCGTTTAATCTAAGCATTGATGTAGCATCAGCACTAGCAATCATGATATTAGGAATAGAAGACAAAGTTACAAATAAACAAAATACTGAAATTACTTTTACTCATATGAAACCTAGAATACAGGAATGGAAACACTACGGCGAATCATGGCAAGAGTCACTTGGTGTATACTTTAGTCAAAATACGAAATTAAAATTAGGTAATCATTGTCAGTTTGGGATTTTACATTATACTGAGTCTAATTTTCTTGATAATATTGAAATAGAAAGTATTATAAATGGCTGAACTTATAAATGTTCTTAAACGTATAAACAAAAAAATAGAATCGTCTTCTGAAAGTTATGTCTATTATGATGATTTAACCGGTGATATTAAAAAGATTTCTAACATCAACGAAATTAACGATTATACTATGTTGAGAGTTAATCATGATCAAGTTAAAGATATTATTAACGGTCGATATAAATATAGTGATTTCCTTGTTACATACGATAATTCTCAAAAAACTAATGTATTACAACGACGAGATTTTAAAAATAATGCCCATGAAGTAAGAGATAGAGTATATAAAATTAATCAAGTGTATAATGATTATTATTATAAAGAAATATATAAAGGCGTACACGTTGATGTTTGGTACAAAGAATTAGAGCACCTAACAGGTCAACATGTCTGGTATGATAATGTTGTGTATAAGGCAACTAAAGATATACTATCTAACAGCGAATTTGATCTTCAAGATTACGAAAAAATTCTAAGCGATGTAATTCTTTATAGAGACGTAAATATAAACTTACCATTCGAATCAATAACGGCTGTCGGACAGTCTTTTTTAGATAATAATTATCTTTATCAGTATTTAAGGGGCATCGACCTCGAAGATCTAACAATTGAACAAAATTTAATCAGTAACAGTTGGAATTTTACATCTTCACTTGAATTACAAGAAAATATAAATTTTAGAAACTTGACAAACATTAAAAACACAAGTTTATCTATATTTGCTACTGATAAAAATGATCCTAATATTTTATATAGGCACTTTAGTATTTCAGTTAATGATCTATTAGATAATCATAGAATATCCATACCATTCAAATACGATTGGGAAAGCACCGATAAGCAAGTAAGTATGTATACAAATAAGTTCTTTGACACTTATGTCTATAGGGTAATTAAATGAACAAAAAGTTTAGAGTAACAGATTATGATATTATATATTTGTCATATGATGAACCAAACGCTGAAAAAAACTATGCAGATTTGTGTAATAAAGTGCCATGGGCTAAACGTGTACATGGAGTTGAAGGATCAGATGCGGCACACAAGGCATGTGCAGAACTAAGCGAAACTGATCGGTTTATTACAATCGATGGTGATAATATTATAGATGAACGATTTCTTAATCAAGAAATAGATTTTGAAGAACATGCTAACTTGTCCACTAGTGTAATTAGTTGGACTGCTAAAAATACAATTAATGGATTAACATACGGCAACGGTGGAATTAAATGCTGGCCAAAAAACTATGTTCTTAACATGCGTACACATGAAAATGCAGATCCAAATAACGCCCATGCACAGGTTGATTTTTGTTGGGATATTAAATATATACAAATGAACGGAACCTACAGCGAAATAATGAATAACGCTACTCCACATCAAGCATGGCGTGCTGGATTTCGTGAAGGTGTAAAGATGACACTAGACCAAGGCATTGGGGTAACAAAAGAACAGTTACTTAAAGGTCATTGGAAAAATTTGCATCGATTATATATTTGGTTAATGGTTGGTGCAGATGTAGAAAACGGAAAATGGGCTATTTACGGTGCTAGAGAAGGACTGTACAAAACTATGTGTACAGACTGGAATTTTATCAATGTACGTGACTTTGAATATCTTAATAATTTTTGGAATGAAATTGAACCTAAAGTATCAATGGCCGGACTAGAAGACTCTATTGAAGAATATGGTATTAAGCTTATTAAAGAACTTGAAATACCGATTGCAGAAAGTCCGTTAAGCGCACAACAAAGTGAGTTCTTTAAGACAGTGTACCAGAATCCTGCTCGTACTGCTAATCAACAATTTATTAATCTAGAATGAGTAACGAAGAACGTATAAAAATACTAGAAGATAAGCGTGAAAAAATAAACAATGTAAGTTGTTCATTTTGTACAGCCAAGTGGCTACAAACTACTCTAATGTTACAGAACGGTTATAATCATAGTTGCCACCATCCTGCCCCTCATAAAATTCCACTTGAGGAAATAGAAGCTGATCCGGCAGCATTACACAATAGCAAGTTTAAAAAAGAGCAACGTGCTAAAATGCTTAAAGGCGAACGCCCAAGCGAATGTAACTATTGCTGGAAAATTGAAGACTTAGACAAAAACTATTTTAGTGATAGACATTACAAGACATCTGACTCATGGGCATGGGACAGATTTGAGGATATTGCTAAAAGTAATCCACAAGACAATGTATATCCAAGTTATTTAGAGGTGTCGTTTAGTAATGCTTGTAACTTTGCATGTGCATATTGTTCTCCTGAAATTAGTAGTAAATGGATGGAAGACATAAAACACAACGGACCGTATCCAACTAAACATGGCGCCCATGATTTAAATTACTTAGAACAATCCGGTAAAATGCCGTATCTAAATCGTGAACATAATCCATATGTAGAAGCATTTTGGAAATGGTTTCCAGATGCGCTTCCGTATTTAAGAGTATTGCGTATTACAGGTGGCGAGCCTACAATGTCAAAAGACACTTGGAAATTGTTAGACTATCTAATTGAACATCCTCAAAAAGATTTAGATATTGCTATTAACACAAATGGTTGTGTAGAAGATAAGCTAATTGATAAATTAATTGAAAAAATTAATACTCTAGCAGAAGTAGGTGTAAAAGTTGATATCTATACCAGTTTAGAAAGCATTGGAGAACAAGCTGAATATGCCCGAGATGGATTAAATTATAAGATTTGGCTCGATAATATAGAACGATTTCTTAACGAAACAAAAAGTACAGTTGCTATTATGACTACAGTTAATATTCTAAGCCTAACAACATTTATTGAGTTTATTAAAGCAGTTATGAATTTACGTAAATTATATAATAATAGCTTTGAGTGGAATAGAATTCCTCTTAGTATTAATATAATGCATTGGCCACCGCACCTGCAGTGTACATTACTAGACAAAGAAACTCGTATAGAAATAGCCGATTCAATCGAATCAACTTGTAAAAACTGGTTAAAGTATTATAGTCCAGAAAAATACGCTAGAATTTATTTAGAAGAGTATGATCAAATAAAACGACTTTGCGAGTATTTGCGCAACACTAGTCCAGCAACTGAACATCGCAGAGATTTTATAAGATATATACAAGCATACGATAAAAGAAGAAACAAAAATTTTAGCCAAACTTTCCCACAGTTTGCCAAATTATTAGAGGATTGGAATGCCTAAACATTCAGATGAAAGTTTACAAGAATATAGAGATCGGGTAATAGACAGTAAAAGTGCAAGCTTCTGCGGAGCCAAGTGGTTCAATGCTACTACCTGGCTCGGCAGCGGAACGACTGCCAGTTGCCACCATCCTCCTGCACATGAAATTCCTTTAGCAGAAGTTGAAGAAGATTTTACTGCTATTCACAATACTAAGCATAAAAAAGAAATGCGCCGTATGATGAAAATTGGCGAGCGCCCTGCAGAGTGCGAGTATTGTTGGAAAATGGAAGATATGAAAAAAGATGCTGTTAGTGACAGGACCTTTAAAAGTATTATCTACTCTGATGAAGAATTGCAACGGGCATACGACATGGATCACCATGAAAATGTTAATTTAAAAACATTTGAAATTGCGTTTGATAGAACATGCAATTTAGCTTGTTCATATTGTAATGCAAGCTTTAGTACTACTTGGGCAAAGGATATTAAAAAGAATGGCAACTATACTAATCTTGTAAGTGACGGAGCAGGAGCCTTCCAGCAGGACGGTTCGTGGACACAACCTTATGACAACGACGAAGATAATCCTTACATACAGGCATTTTGGAAATGGTGGGACAACGGATTATCGGATAGTTTAGAAGAACTCCGAATTACAGGTGGCGAACCATTAATGAGTGCAAATACTTGGAAACTTTTTGATTGGTTTAACGAACAACAGTCTGATATGAGATTTGCGATTAATTCTAATCTAATTGCAAAAGATTCTATTATCGACAAGCTAATAGATAAAACTCAAGGAATGAAGCATTTTGAATTGTATACTAGTTGCGAAGCAGTAGGCTTACAAGCAGAATATATCCGTGACGGATTAGTATACGATCAATGGTTGGCTAATATCAAACGTATGCTTACGGAAGCAAACTGTCATGGCGTTCATATTATGATGACTATTAATAGTCTTTGTTTGTTTAGTATTACAGACTTCTTAGATGAAGTATATAAACTAAAACAATTAACTCCTGGAAAAACTCCTACAGTGAGTTTAAATTTGCTACGTTTTCCTAGTTTTCAGTCACCTTTAGCACTTCCTAATCATATCAAGGATTATTGCCATGATCGACTAAGCACTTGGTATAACAATAATAAAGATAAGTCAAGTTGGAGCGAATATGAAAAAGCAAGCATTGAACGTCTGATGGACTATCTTGTTACAGTTGATGCTCCGCATAGGCGCACAAGCAATCCGACCACACTGTGGCGTGATTTTAAAACTTTCTATCAGCAGTATGATGTACGCAGAAATAAAAGCATTTATGTTTTTCCAAAAATTCTAACAGACTGGATGGATAGTATTCCAGATACTGATGCAAGTATTATGGAACTTGCAGAGGAAGAAGGGTGGATATTACATCCTGACCCTAAAAATATCGATAAGGCACTTGAACAGTATGAATAAAAAACAGCAAATTATGCCTTCGAAGATGAGACTTGAAGATTTATATACCCTCAATGAGCACGTATACATAAATGCACAGCGATTACGTACTATTGGAAAAATGTTTAGCTTTCCTTGTACTCACGATAACCACTCTAACGGATCGGATACTCTACAGTATTCTGTAAACAAATATGGATATCGAGGACCAAATTGGACATTTGAAATGTCTCCTGCATTTTTTGGCTGTAGTTGTATGTTTGGTATAGGAGTAAAATATCCAGTTGCTGAACGAGTAGCCTCTAATCTAAAGATCAGATCAATTCCTAATTTAGGATTACCAGGCGCCGGCGTTGTCAATATAATAAAATCATTTGCAGCTTTTACAGAACATCACCCCATCTCGGATGCATTTATAATGATACCCCCAATAGAGAGACTGTATCTTCCTGACTATCGTAGTTCTACATGGGTATCTCGAAATTTTATACCTGGTCATCCCCGAGGCGACAGAGCACTATATAAAAGTGCTATGTTTGTGTTTAGCGACGATATTAACATATCGTATACTGTAGATTACATTGACTGGGCAAAGCAAATTGCTAAAAATAAAAACATTAGAATACATTGGGGATCTTGGGAGATCGATACGGTAAATTTTTTAAAAGAAATTGATTTAGATCCTTTCAATTGGAAGCGAGTCGATTATGGCAGAGACGATGCACATCCTGGACCAAAAAGTCATGCTAATTTAGCAAAATTTGCTCTTAAAAAATTAGTAGGTAAGAAGTAATATGATACTCACAGTGTTACCACATATGTCTACACACGAACAATTATTTTTTAATTATAAACAAGAAAACGAATTCTTAGGCATAATAAGAATTTTAAAAGATGATATAAATTTTGGAACAGTTCGTACGTTACTACCATCGATGCAATCATTTTTTCAATACGGAATTGATATAAAATTTAATAAGCCGTTATATTATATGCCATCTATACATAACGAATATGTAGAATATCAAACTAAATTAGAAGATTATATAAAGGTAGTATGGCTAACAAAAGATTTTATTAATAACGGGTCTTTTAAAAATCCAATCGGAGTTCATTGGAACCCTAATAAAAACAAATGGGATATTCATCCGGGAGGATCTAGACAACGAGTGCTTTATTTCTTTGATAAGAGTAATGAATTAACTGTAATAGGGTTTAATACTAATTCGAAACCTATTAAATTTATTCAAAAGTTTGATAGTGTTGAACAAATGAAACAATTTTTTAAAACAAAAGATATAACGCTAATGTGTATTGCTGAGTATGGATCTATCATACCTCATGTACATTTTGATCAGATAAATATGACAAATAGTATAGTAAAACATATACACTATATACAAAATTTTTATAAAACAACTAGAATTTTAACAAATTTTGACACGACGTGTTTAAATTATAAAGAAGAAATTAGTAAACCTGTAAAAACAATTAAAGTAACAATTGACGACCCTTTTTGCATGGATAGTATCATTCGGACTTTTTTACTTCTTCCGAGTTTTGAAAAATTTAATGATTATGGAATAACTATTGAGCGTACCTAATTTAGAAAGAGCAGTAGTTGAAGTATTCGGCGGCTGTAATTACAAATGTCAAATGTGTCCACAGACTACCGGAAGAGGTAAAGAATGGACTCGCAAGATGCCGTTTGAAATGTTTGAAAACATTTTAGATCAATTGCCAGGTAAACCTGTAATTAACTTAGAAGGTTCAGGCGAACCAACAATGGCAAAGGATTTACCACATTACATTGAAGCATGTACTAAGCGTGGCTTGCCTAGTTTTATGTACAGCAACGGAAGTTTCTTTAGCGGACACTTTATGCAGGACTGTATTAATGCAGGACTTAGTTTTGCAAGATTTAGTTGCATAGGCTATAACAAAGACAAGTATAAAGAATGGATGGCTGTTGACAACTTCGAGTTGCTAAAAACTAATGTTATCAAAGCCAAAGAATATATCAATCAAACCAACAGTAAGTGCGAAATCAGTAGTTATCATTTAATACTAGATAATAATCAAGTAGAATATGAAGTTGATCAATATAGGAATAACTTCATAGGTCCTACCGGCGCAATAGGGTACATATGGAAAATGCACAATTGGAGCGGCAATTATACTCCGGATTATGCTCGAGATCTAAGTAGCCGTAAAAGTTGCGGCCGGCCGTTTGCTCCTGAGATAACAATACGCAGTGGAGGTATAGGTGGACTAAAAGGTGCTGTAACTCCTTGTTGTCAAACTATGGGACCGCCTAATGAAAGTAAGAGTGTGTTAGGTCATGTACAAACACAAACCATAGAAGAAATATGGTACGGAGATGCATATAACAACTTGCGTAAGGCACACGAGACGGAAGACTTTGACAGTATTGACTACTGCAAAGATTGTGATTTCTTATACGAAGACCCAGAAGTTCTAGTATGGTCAAATGACAAAAAAGCAAGTACAGATCATATGTTAGGTACAAACTTTAGTTTGCGTGACTTTATAATTGACAAGAAATAGAAAAGATTGTATAATATATAGATGTATGATATTGTATTCATAAGTTATCAAGAACCTAGTGCAGATGCGAACTACGCTGCCCTTAAGACTAGATTTCCTATGACTAAGCGTGTGCATGGTGTTAAAGGAATACATCAAGCACATATCGCCGCGGCTAAAAAGTGTTTCACTAAAATGTTTTGGATTGTAGACGGCGATGCTGTGATTATGGATGACTTTAATTTTGATTATAAAGTACCTAGTCACCAGCAAGATCATGTACATGTATGGCGTAGTAAAAATCCAGTTAATGATTTAGTATATGGCTATGGGGGAATTAAACTTTTTCCAAGACGTATGACAATAAACATGGATACAAGTAAGCCTGATATGACTACAAGTATTACAGATAAATTTAAACCAATGCCGCAGTTAGCAAACATAACTGCATTTAATACAGATCCATTTGAAACATGGAAAAGTGCATTTAGAGAATGTACAAAACTTGCAAGTAAAATTATTGACAGGCAAAAGAATGAAGAAACAGAAAATCGATTACATATCTGGCAGACAGTGGGGAAAGACCGCCCTTACGGAGAATTTGCTCTTAGAGGAGCACAAGCAGGGAGTGCTTACGGCAAAGCAAGTCAAGGAGACATTGAGGCTCTTAAGAAAATAAACGATTTTGAATGGCTACTGGAAAAGTTCAATGGAGACATTTGAGTTATTAGATAGATTTGAACTATTATATCCGACGAATTCAAAATTATCAGACTTGCGACGAGCATACATTGATCAAGATTTGTCAAGTATTTTTAGACTACTACCATCTACAGTAACTGGAGAATTAGAAGATCTGCGTAAAGCAGTAATAGAAGATAATTTACATAGTATTTTTAGACTAGTCGATGACGAAGACCTGCGTAAACTTATACTTGAAGACAACACATGGAAACTATGGCCTATACTAGATCGATATGTTAATACACAGTTTGTTGCAGCATTTAAAAATTTTTTTGTTAATGAAACAGAGATTTGGGATGACTGTTTTAGTAGAGGACAACTACAAAGTAAACTATGGTTAGTAGATGAACTTAAAAAAGCAAATGTAGAGTTAGGTACTGTATTTCTATGTGCAGGTTGGTATGCTACGCTTGCTACAATGTTATTTGAAAGCAACATCAAAGTAGATAAAGTTAGAAGTTTTGATATTGATCCTAACTGTGCAAGTATTGCTGAAACATTTAACAAAAAATGGTTTGTTAAAGATTGGCAGTTTAAGTCTTTAACACAAGACATTATGGATATAAATTACAACGAACATACTTGGCAATATTGGAGCAATGCTAATAATAGGATGAGTTATCCTATTACGGATATTCCAGATACAATTATCAATACTAGCTGTGAGCATATAGAAAACTTTAAAGAATGGTATAATAAAATACCCAAAGGTAGATTAGTTGTGTTACAAAGTAATAATTTTTTTGAAGTAGACGAACATGTAAATTGTGTAGGAAGTATTGAAGAGTTTGCAGTAAAGGCATCTATGAATAATATTTTATACAGCGGCGAACTAAAGCTACCTAAGTACAGGAGGTTTATGTTAATTGGATATAAGTAATCTTACAGTCAGACAACTACAGACAGAAAGTGCTCGTGCGCTAACTACAATACAAGCTACAAATAATAATATTTGGCAGTTTAATAAACAAGCACATCATAATAGCCATAACTGGTATAAAGCAGTTATTGAATGGTATGTAACAGAATACGGCGGACTTCCAAGTGAAGTCGGCCCTGGCAAAAATATTAAGTTAGTTTTAGACAATGAAAATAATCTTTGAATCATCACGTAGTTTATTAGAACTAGATGAAGATAAACAAATAGTTTACAAAACCTTAAAAGGTGACAAGGATAGAACACTGTCACCAGGTTGGTTTACTAGTTATAGAACTATTGCAAAGATAGCAACTACTCATGTAAGAGTATTAAATCAAGTAGACGACTATACCTTTGCAATGAAGTATATTCCTAATATTTTGGATAATTTAGAAAATGTTTTAAAGAATCCTTACTATTATCCAAGGTTAAATAAACAATTTATCATCCGAGCTACTCTTGCATTTTGTCAAGCAAATAACGTAGGTTTAGAGTATAGTGCAAAGTTTGATAATAATATGTATTTTTTACATACTGATCTTAAACTAACAAATATGCTAGTAACAACAGATATGAAAGTTATTTTAATTGACCCTGACTCATATTGCTGGGTACCAAACTTAGACTGGATGGAAAAGTATTCGATGAATCAAGTTAATTTACAATTTTGTTTACAAAGATACTTTAATCATAAAAATGTATAATTATGCAGACATAAAATCAATACACCTTGAAGTTACACAGAATTGCCAAGCCAATTGTCCTATGTGTGATCGGAACATGAACGGCAAAGGCATCAACCCACATATAAATTTAGATGAGCTCTCACTAGAGGATTGTAAAAAAATATTTACGCCTTCATTTATTGCACAACTAGACACAATGTACATGTGTGGCAACCTAGGAGATCCTATTGTTGCTAAAGATACATTGGAAATATTCAAATACTTTAGATTACATAATGAAAAAATGTGGCTTAGTATGAATACTAATGCAGGAGCAAAAAATGAAGAATGGTGGAGAGACTTGGCTACGTGCCTTGGTAGAATGGGCGCTGTTATTTTTTCGGTTGACGGTCTCAGTGACACTAACCATATATATCGCCAAGGTGTTGTATGGAGCAATGTAGAGCGTAATATGAAAGCGTTTATAGCAGCCGGCGGCAGAGCTCGTTGGGACTTTTTAATCTTTGAACACAATCAACATCAAGTTGAAGAAGCAGAAGCACTTGCTACTGCTTGGGGATGTGAAAAGTTTATGAAGAAAAAAACAGGTCGTTTTGTTACACAAGATTCAAAAAAGAAAGACTCACATCAAGCAGTTGATCGTAAAGGTAATAAGTCAGCAGAACTTAAAAAACCAGATCAGAAATATCAAAACAAAGCACTATCTAAACTAGATGTAATAAAAAACAAGTATGGCACTATGGACGCATATTATGATGCAGCACCGGTAGTTTGTAAAGTTAAAAAAGAAAATAGCTTGTTCATTACAGCAGAAGGTTTTGCGTTACCATGTTGTTGGACTGCTGGTAGAATGTATAAATGGTGGCACAAAGATCCTAAAGTAGAACAGATATGGGACTTTATACCTGATATAAGCGCCCTACAAGCACGGAACGGTCTAGAGGCAGTGTTTGCCACAGGCATATTTGAACGTATACAAGACAGCTGGGCAAAGCCTAGTTGTGCAGACGGCAAATTAAAAGTATGTGCAATGAAGTGCGGTGCCGAGTTTGATCCTTTTGCTGAACAGTTCAAATAAGTACAGCATGACAGATAAAAAATATCCTTCAGATACATTTTGTTTATTGCCCTGGGTACACCTAAGCACACGCCCAGACGGAAGTATGCGAGTATGTTGTACTGCAAATGCTAGTAGTGTCGGCGCAACTAACGATAAAGAACATGGCGGCCAAGTAGGCATTCTTAAAGATGATGAAGGACGTCCTAACAACTTAAATGTTAGTGATTTTCAAACAGCATGGAATAGCGACTACATGAAGAATGTTCGTAAACAAATGCTTGCGGGCGAAAAGCCACCTAGCTGTTTAAAATGTTATAAAGAAGAAGCAGCTGGACATCGCAGCAAACGCATGTGGGAAACACGTTACTGGAGTGAGCGTGTAGATCTAGATAAAATACTACAAGAAACAAATGAAGACGGTAGTGTGCCACCTAACTTGGCATATATTGATTTACGATTTGGTACTAAGTGTCAGTTAGCATGTGTTATGTGTAGTCCACATGATAGCTCAGGCTGGATCAAAGACTGGAAGGCAATGTTTCCTGCTGTAAAAAACGAAAGTCTCAAAGAGATTATGGGCTGGGACAACAAAGGCAGCACTAACGGCAGTAGTTATAATTGGCATAAACAAAATCCTGTATTCTGGGAACAGTTCTATGAACAGATGCCTAGTATGCAGCAAATATATTTTGCTGGCGGCGAAAGTCTCATTATTGAAGAACACTATGAAATACTTGAACATGCTATTAAAATGGGCTACGCAAAAAATCTTGAACTACGATATAACTCAAACGGAGTTGAATGGCGTGATGATTTATTTGACTTATGGAAAGAATTTAAACTAGTACGATTCCACTATAGTATTGACAGTATTAAAGAGATGAACGATTACAT